CCACATCAGCGTCAGCCGCCGTGGCTGCTGGCCCGCCATGAACTGCTCAATGATGTCGGGGGCCAACAGGGTCAGGCGCAGCAGTTCGTTGACCACCGAGTGGTGCAGCTTCTCTGCGCGGGCGATGGCTGACCCGCTCTGCATCGCGCCGGTGTCCAGCAGGTGCTGCCAGTAGAAGGCGCGTGCCACACCGTCGAGCAGGGTCACGTCGTGGACGCTGCGCTCGTCGGCGGCCAAGCGCTGGACGCCCCGGCGTCGGAACGTCAGGGGCACAAAGGTTTCCATCGACTCGTCCATCAGGCTTCGACCTCCAGCAGTTCGGAGCCGATGCTGTCGGGGGCGAATTCCTTGATCAGCGCATTCCAGCCCACCTCACGCCACTTCACCTTGATCCCCTGAACCTCGCCCGTGTGGACGAGGTCGATGCGCTCGATCATCAGATTGGCGATGCGGTGGCGCTCGACCGGGAACAGTTGATCCCAGACGTTGTTGAGCCGTCCCATCGCCATTACGGTGGTGGCCTCGTCGATCTGGGCACCGTTGCGTTGGATGTGCCGCACCACCGACGCCACCGTTTCCGGGCTGGTCAGCACCGTTCGGATCTGGGCGACCACCGCCCCTTCGATCTCCGGCGCGGGCAGGCGCTCGTAGCCCTTGCCCGGCGCGCCGAACCGCGCTTCCGACTTGGACACGTAGTAGTGGTACTTGCGCCCGTTCTTGCGCGAGTAGGTCGGGTACATCCGCTCGCCCGAGGGCGCGTACAGCAGGCCGCGCAGCAGGGCGTCGGTGCGCGACCTGATCTTGGTTTCTACCGACCGGGTGTGACCGTCCTTGGCCAGCACTTCGTGAACCCGCCCCCACAGCCCGGGATCGATGATGGCTTGATGCACGCCCGGGTACCAACTGCCCTTGTGCGACAACTCCCCGAGGTAGATGCGGTTGCGCAGCAGCTTGTGCAGGTACTTCTTGTCGATGCGCGTGCCCGCCCGCGTCTGGCCGTCCTGTGTCGTCCACGCCTTGGTCGTGATGCCATCCAGCGTCAGGTTGGCGGCAATCTGAGTGGGCGAGCCGATGGTCAGCATCTCCTCAAAGATGCGCCGCACCACCGCCGCCTCGGTGTCGTTGATGACCAGCAGACGGTTCTCAACGTCGAAGCCGAGCGGCGGCACGCCACCCATCCACATCCCTTTGCGCTTGCTGGCGGCAATCTTGTCGCGGATGCGCTCGCCGGTGACCTCGCGCTCGAACTGGGCGAAGGACAGCAGCACGTTGAGCATCAACCGCCCCATCGAGGTGGTGGTGTTGAACTGCTGCGTGACCGACACGAACGAAACGCCGTGGCGCTCAAACACTTCGACCATCTTGGAGAAGTCGGCAAGGCTGCGCGTCAGGCGGTCGATCTTGTAGACCACCACGATGTCGATCTGGCCGCGCTCGATGTCGGCCATCAGGCGTTTCAGCCCGGGCCGCTCGGTGTTGCCGCCGGAGAAGCCGGGGTCGTCGTAGTCGTCGGCCACCGGAATCCAACCCTCGGCGCGCTGGCTGGCGACATAGGCGTGGCCAGCTTCCTTCTGCGCATCGATGGAGTTGAACTCCTGGTCGAGTCGTTCATCCGAGGACACCCGGCAGTAGACGGCGCAACGTTTGCGCGCCTTGGGAGAGGCGATTTGGGTGGCGTCGCTCATTGCGCACCTGCCTTGCCGGTCAGGCCGAAGAACAGTGGCCCCGACCAGTGCGTGCCGGTGATCTGCCGGGCCACGGCTGTCAGGCTCTTGAAGGTGCTGCCCTCGTAATCGAACAGACCTTCGGCGGTGACCGCCACCTTGTGCTCGCGGTCGCCCCATTCGCGCAGCAGCACGGTGCCGGGTGCGAAGTTGGTGTCGCGCGGGCGAGCCCGCAGCTTGATCTTGGAATGCTTGGCACCGATGGCCTCCAGGCGCTGGCGCGTGTTGTGCGCCAGACCGCCGAAGGCTTCCTCCTGCATCTTGTAGGCGATGCGCGACTCGATGAAGACGCGGTTGGGGTTGATGGGGCGGCTGCTGAAGTACCGATCCCACACTGGCCACAACTCGGCGATGGGCAGGCTCGACAGCTCCGCGATCCGCGCGGCGACGGATGCTTGTTTCTCGTTCATCACAACTTCTCCTGTTGATAGGGGGTTGTATGAACGCGCTGGTCGGGCAGGAAGCCAAGGCCAACTTCTCTCTGTTTTGGCGCTTCTGCGACGACGGTTCGGACGATGGCGGCCGCAAGGATGGCAGTGATTTCACCAGCGCGGGCGCTGGCGGACATCTCTGAGGGAGATGCGAGTTCGAGGTTCTTCATGACGGCTCCGAGGAATTGCAACCGTTTCAGATGATGTGCGCGATGTTCCGAAGCGGATGGCAATTCCGGGTAATCGCGCTCATCCGGTGGCACGGCCCCGAAGCCCCGGCAGGCCAGCAGCGCTTGTCTGGCGGGGAACCTGATTGCGCGTTAACGAAACAGTTGACAGACGCCGATCTGCTCGATACGATGGCGTCAATTAACTAATCACGCAATTGGGTCACAACATGGCATTTGGTGCCTACATCAGACTGAAGAGGGAGGCGAAGGGCATTCAGATGAATGATTTCGCCCGGCAGCTGGACATCTCGCCTGCCTACTGGTCGCGCATAGAGCGCGACATCGAGAAGCCGCCTAAGGACGAGCTGATCCGCAAGGCGGCAGAAATCCTTGGCGAGAATGTCGACGACGCATTTGTTGAGGCCAGCCGCCTTCCGCCAGACATGCGCGACGACGTGGGGGGCTTGGTACGGATGTATCGCAAGCAAGTGACGGGAGACAAGTGAATGCCGGTGTTGACTCTTGGCTACCGGCACTGCGACCGACAACGCCCCAGCTACATCAAGAATTCCGAGATTGAGGGCATCGCCGTCCTGGCCCGCCAGCAACTGGTGGAGGCGGCTGCCGATGCCATCCCGCTCGCAACCCTGAGCGCCATCTCCGGTCTGAAGATCAACGGCGTGGTCTTCGACCTGTTCGTCGGCACCGGGAATGTCGTGCATGACGAGCGCGGCAACCCTGTTCTGGGCATCTGTGAGTACGACCCCGGCGTGCCGGACACGGCGATGGTGTCGGTGTCGCCGGTTGGCGTGAACGCCAGCGAGGAACTTGTGCTGAGCACCCTCGGCCACGAACTCGGCCACGCCATTTTCGATGCGCCCGGATGGATCGTCGATGCCAGCAAGGGGCCGGGTCTGTTCGATGAACCCAGCGACGCGGCGCGGCGCGCCTACCGCACGACCACACGCGACGTCGAGCACTTGGCAAAAGTCACGCCCGTCGCCGAGGCGGCTGCGACGCCCTCCCTGGCGATTCCGGGCCACACCACCAAGGAAGAATACTTCGCCGAGCTGCGTGCCAACGAGTTCATGGGGTCGTTGCTGGTGCCGCGCCAGCGCTTGAATCTGGCTGTCGAAGAGATGGCTGCGCAACACGGCGTGACGATCCATCGCAGCCCGTCGCTCGACCCCGAGTTGCCCGGCACCAGTCTTCACCTGACGGCTGATGGCGACATCGAATGTTTGCAGAAGGCCGTGGCCAAGCGCTTCGGCGTCAACCGGCGGTTCATCCAGGTGCGGATGGAGCGCTATGGCCTTCTCAAGCCGGGGGCCAAGATCTTCTGATTAAAACCTTCATCCCGCCGCCGACTGCGTGTCGGCTTTTTTTGAACCATTCAGTTAACTACTCGCGCAATCGCGCACTTCGTTTAGTAAAGGAAATTGCCTATGCCAGCGGACGAACAAATCACAGCTCAAGAACACAACCAGCCGACCGCCGCGCAGCAGCAGTCCGCGAAGCAGGCGCGATCTCGCCAATCGGACGATGGCCCGGAAATCCTGCCGTGTATGGAGCACTTCGTGACCCTGGTTCGCAAGGCCAAGCGACCCGGCCTCGCCTTGCTCCTGGTCGAGCGCGCCAGCGCCACGTCGCTGCCGGAAGTGGCGGCGCTGACAGACGCGGCCAAAGGCATCCTCGCGGTGCAGTCACGCAAGGCGATGTTCCACGCCGTCGCCAAGCTCGGCTCGGACGTGCAGCAGCACATCGAGCGGGCGGCCGAGCGCGTGGTGCTGCTCGATGACGAGTACGGTGCGCAGGCCGTCCAGTCTCTCCTTGACGATGAGGACGTCAACGACGCTGCGGTCATGGCCGCGCCGAGTGATCGCTACAGCCGGGCCCTGTTCCTCTTTCTTCTGCAGGACTTTCCGGAGGCCGGTGCCACGCGCGATCAGCGTTTTGATAATGCCGAGCGCGTGCAGGTGATGCATCGGCAGTGGAAGAGCGAGAACTACTCCAGCCACTACCTCGGCCCGAAGGGCGTGATGCCGAGCATTGATGCCGACGTCGAGGGTGTGTTGCGCGGGCGCATTTCAGCGCTGTTCCCGCAAGTGGCTTCCGACCAAATCCTCATCGAGCAGTTCACGCGGCGCGACCTCGCGCACGCTGACCGCTGCGGCGGCAAAGACACCGACGAGGTCACGCCTGTGCTCTTGCACACGCTGACCGCAACCTTCAACGGATCGACGGCGCACTTCCGGCAGGTTGCCAACGGCGAGGTGGTCGAGCACGAAGAACCTGCAGCGATGTCTGCCAGCTTCTCGTGGGAGCCCGGCACCGGTGCGCTCGGTGTGTTCTGCGAAGACCGTGAGGCGCGCCGCGATCTGGCCACCATCTTTCGCGATGTCGTCTTGGCGTGCGACGGCGAGATCAACGACATGCCGATGCGCGAGTTCGACCTGTTCGGCTTCTCGACACCTGCAATGCTCAAGCGCATCGAGCAGGAGCGTGTGGCGGGCATCGAGAAAATCTCGATCCTGCAGATTAAGGTCGCGCGACCGTTCGAGCACCAAGCCACCGATGCGGCCAATGGACGTGAGCTGATCCAGCATCTGTCGAGCACGATGCTGATCGGCAAGGATCGGCGCGACACCCGGCACATCTATCAGGTCGCCTACGACGACTATGGCGTCGACGACTTGACCGGCTACACGCTGGCGCAGGTGAAGCTGGTCTTCCGGATGGCCAAACAACCGCATCGCAAGGCCCACAACGTTGCCGTCCAAATCACGTCGCCGAACGGTCTGAACGACAAGAGCAAGACGGAGGATGACCGCAAGCGCGTGCTGGAACAGCTCACGCGAATTGGGGTGCTCCGTGAGTTCTGAGCGCGCTACCTCGATGACGGCGCATCTGAGCTTTCTGGCGGCGCTGGAGCGGCTGCCCCGGGTTGAATCCCGCGTCATGGCGGCGGCACTCGGGCTACGCAGACCCGTGTTCCTGCAGCGACGATGGATCACGGAGGAGGACTATCTCACCCATGTGATGGTGCCCGTCCTGGATTCGGAGCAGGAAGTCGAGGTTGAGATCGATCAGGATGCGGCGGTGTACCGGTACCGCAGTCCGCAGCAGCGATCACGAACAGTTGAACGACCTCTTGCCGACATCGCGCTGTTCGCCCTTCAAATGGATGCGTGGGTCACCGACTTGGCATCCCTCGTCGGCATCGAAGAGCGCCGACGTTCCGACCGCCGAAATCGCGTGTCGGGCCACCTGTGGCATCTCGGGGAAGTGCGAATCGCGGGCACCCACGACTTCGCCCCTGTGTTCGTTGCCCGAGCGTGGGAGCGTGCTCCTGCTGCCGCGATGACCTCGGTTTTGAGTGATCCGATCTGGCCGCGTGGCGGCGTCGTGTTGCGGCATCAGCGAGATCCCGTTGATCTGCCGCGTGACCATGTCATGCGCGGGCTGGACGAGTTCGTTCGCGTGGACGACGGCCAGGACGTTTTCGACGCGAGCGCATTCGACAGGGTGCTGCGTGGCTTCATCACGCCCACCGGTGCGTCGGAGCCGGTGCAGTTCTTCCAAGGCAATCGCCTGAAGCTGCCGCACTTCTCGGAATCACGCGAGCTGTCTGCAGAGCGGGCCAAGATCATCAAGCAGATGTGGGGTGCCGAAGGCAAGGCCGCGCCGGAAATGTCCTGGGCCGATGTCAACCGGATCGCCACCACCGGCTACCAGTCGTTCGATGACGCCTTCGGTGGCATCCCTGAGCGAGAGGACGTGATCGCCAAGGTCGGGCGAGCTAGGTACAGGGTCAGACGCAACCCATAAACGCGCCCATAAATCAAACCAGACACGGGCCATAAACCCGTGCGGAGACTTCGATGTGCCCATTTCATCTAGGAGGCACATCGAAATGCAAACCCAAGTTCCATCAATCGAATCCGGTCGGAATCCCCGCCGGATGAATCCCGGCGGTGCCACCTGCATCGCCCTCGACGAAAACGAGCTCGCCATCCGCTGGGGGCTCTCCGTCAAGACTCTGCGCCGCTGGCGTCAAGAGCAGCTTGGCCCGATCTACTGCAAGCTCGGTCGCCGGGTCACCTACCTCCTGCACGAAATCGAAGCCTTCGAGCGCCGCGTCTCGCGTTACTCGAGCTTCACTCGTGCGTACCAGTGAGGAGGACGGCCATGAGCGATCTGACCATCTTCCCCGTCGACATCGCCGAGATGTCCGTGAGCCAATTGGCCGCGCTGCCGCCTGAGCAGAAGCGCGAGGTTGACAAGAACCTCGACGCCGCCATCGACTGGCTTAAGAAGGCACGCACCAAGTTCGACGCGGCGCTGGAGCAGTGCTACGGCGAGCAGGCACGCGCCGCACTGCGTGAATCCGGCCGTGACTTCGGCACCGCCCACATCAGCGACGGCCCGCTGCACATCAAGTTCGAGCTGCCCAAGAAGGTCAGCTGGAACCAGAAGCAGTTGGGCGAAATTGCCGAGCGCATCGTTGCCTCGGGCGAGAAGGTCGAGGGCTACCTCGACGTCAAGCTCTCAGTGTCCGAGTCCCGGTACATCAACTGGCCGCCTGCATTGCAGCAGCAGTTCGCGGCCGCCCGCACGGTCGATTCCGGCAAGCCGTCCTTCACCCTGAGCACCGATGGGGGTGAGGCATGAAGAGGCTACCCATCGTGTCCGCTGTCGAGCGCATGGCCGAGCGCAAGGGAGTGAAGCTGCTGATGCTGGGCAAGTCCGGCATCGGCAAGACGTCTCGGCTCAAAGATCTCGACCCGGCCACCACGCTGTTCCTTGACATCGAGGCAGGCGACTTGGCGGTCGCCGACTGGCCGGGCGACACCATCCGCCCGGCGTCCTGGCCCGAGAGCCGCGACTTCTTCGTGTTCCTCGCTGGCCCGGACAAGTCGCTGCCGCCGGAGAGCGCGTTCTCGCAGGCGCACTACGACCACGTCATCGAGAAGTTTGGCGATGCGACGCAGCTCGGTCGCTACCAGACCTTCTTCCTCGACTCGATCACGCAACTGTCTCGCCAGTGTTTTGCGTGGTGCAAGACGCAACCCGGCGCGGTCAGTGATCGTTCCGGCAAGCCCGATCTGCGCGCGGCCTACGGGCTGCTCGGCCAGGAAATGATCGGTGCGTTGACCCACCTGCAGCACGCCCGTGGCAAGAACGTGGTGTTCGTGGCGATCCTCGATGAGCGACTGGATGACTTCAACCGCAAGGTGTTCGTCCCGCAGATCGAAGGCAGCAAGACCAGCCTGGAGCTGCCCGGCATCGTCGATGAGGTCGTGACGCTGGCCGAGATCAAGGCCGAGGACGGTAGCTCCTACCGCGCCTTCGTCACGCACACCGTCAATCCCTACGGCTTCCCGGCCAAAGACCGCAGCGGTCGCCTCGACCTGCTGGAGCCGCCGCATCTCGGTGCACTGATCGCCAAGTGCGCAGGCCAGTCGCCATTGCCCATGCCCGGCAGCACCGGCACCCCCACTACAGCAAACACCACCGAATCCAAGGAGTAATCGCCATGTCTTCCAACTATTTTGACTTCCAAGATGCCGATCCTCAACAGTCGGGCTTTGACCTGATCCCCAAGGGGGCTGTCGTGCCAGTGCGCATGACCATCAAGCCCGGTGGTTATGACGATCCGGAACAAAGCTGGGGCGGCGGCTACGCCACCGAGTCCTTCGAAACCGGCTCTGTCTACCTCGCCGCCGAGTTTGTCGTCACGGCGGGCGAGCATGCCAAGCGCAAGATGTGGAGCAACATCGGCCTGCACTCCAAGAAGGGGCCGACCTGGGGTCAGATGGGGCGCAGTTTTATCCGCGCCGCGCTCAACAGTGCCCGCAACGTTCATCCCCAGGACAACAGCCCGCAGGCCGCCGCCGCGCGCCGCATCCAGGGTTTTCATG